CACTTGGCTGGACCTTCACATGCGGGACTGGTTTTCTGGGCGTCATGTGGGACTCTGAGGGGTCTCCCCCAGAATGGGTTCAAGATGTTGATAAAGATGGGAACCTTGTTTATGAGACTCGCAGGGAGATTATGACTGGAGAGGATGGCCAGATGGTCTATTCTCCGTATGGAACTCCTCTTACTGAAGAGGTTATGGTCCCAAAGGGGTCATACAAGAAGATGGGGGATTTGAGGTTTGTTGCTCCGTCTCCATTTGATGTGTTTCCTGAAGGCGGTCCTACTTGGAGTCAGGTAAAAAGTGTCACCATACGTCAGTTTGAAGAGAAGCAAACCTTGATTGATGTCTATGGTGCTAAAGCAAAGTCTCTTGTGGCTGATGCAAACAGCAGTGACTTTGTTCGATACGAAGAGGTTGATGGATACCAGAGTGTGGACCGAGAGAGAGAGTTGGTTCTGGTGTTGAATTACTATGAGCGGCCAACCTTGGAGTATCCAGAGGGCCGTCGCATAGTTGTTGCGAACCAACAGGTTCTGCACGAAGAAGACTTGCCCGGACGGGAGTTGCCGGTCTACCCAATTTATGACATGGAGCACCCTTCCACAATGTGGGGGGAATCTGCTATTCGCCAAGCACTTGAAGTGCAGCGCAACCTGAACAGTGCAGAGACCGACCTTTGGATGTCGCGTCGTATGCATGCGCAGCCTCGGCTTGTAGCTGAACAGAACTCGTTGGTCGATGGGCCAACAAGGGTGCCAAACCAACCCGGAGCTATTTTGAACGTGCGGTCAACTGCGAAGTTTAGACCGTCGTTTTTGTCTGCTCCCCCTCTACCTCGTTACGTGGAGTATGCGCCAGAGCGATACCAGAAGGCTATTGAGGACATTGCAGGGTCTCATGGTGTAAGCAGGGGTAGTTCTAAAGGGATTATGTCAGGGCGTCAGGCATCTGTTGTTATGTCCGCAGATCGCCAGAAATGGGGTCCAACCATAAAGAACATGGTAAAGGCTGTTGAGCTAAGCAGTACGCTGGCCCTGCAGTTGTGGAGAGAGTTTGGCCCGTTTGAAAGGTCTATTGAGATCTTTGGTCAAGTTGGGACTCCAGAAGATGTCATGATCTTCTACAGAGATTTTATTCCTAAGCAGGTAAAGGTTCACATCGAGACCTCTCAGATGATGCCTTACAATGAAGAGATTCGCCGTCAGCAGATCAACGAGGCTTGGCAGTTAGGTGCAATTAAAGATGTTAATATGTACTGGAAGCTGCAGAGACATGGCGAGATGGGCCGACTTCTAGGGAATGATGAGCCAAGTCGAGCAAGAGCAAGGGTTGAGATGACCAAGCTTGAGCAAGGAGCTAATGTGCAAGTTGAGATGCACGAAGACCACATGGCACACATTGATGAGCATCTGGAGAGAATGCGAAGCCCGGAATGGTACAAGCTTCCAGAGAGGGCGAAGAGTGCGTTTAGAATGCACGTTGCCCAGCATCAAGCGATTATAAGTGGTGAAAATACACAAAATCCTGTATTGGCTGGTAAGAGCCAAATGCCGGGGCTTCCACAAGAGATGGTTGCGCCGGGACGGGGTGGTGGACTAAACTTGGCACCAAGTATGAATGCAGAAGGTCAAGCAACAAATCCCGGGATAAATCCATCTCAGGAAGTTTTAATGGGAGCGTAGAATGGAAGATCAAGTACAAGACGACAATCAAGCTGTGGCAGGTGAGGCCGTTGCAGCACAAGACCCTTCAGTTGAGCACATGCAAGCGCAGTTGAAGCAGACACAGCTTTTGATGGAGCAGCAGAATCTTGCTCATCAGAACCAGATGAAACAAATGATGGACTCGTTGGGGAGTCTAGTTAGAGGGGGAGGACAGGCAGTAGCTTCTACTCCAGAGCCTATTCAGCCAACCCTTCCTCCCGGGTTTGAGAACCTAGATCTTGAAGATCCATATGTTGCTCCTTTGGCAAATCTGGCCCAGCACATGGCGCGGCAGAATGCAGAACTTTCTGTGACCGTGAAACAATTGCAAGGTCAGGTAAATAGCCAATTAATGGAAAGCCAGAGACGTGAAATCACAGGAAACGTCGAGACTGCTCTGGATAAGCACAAGGTTCCAGATGAGCTTAAAGACCTTGCCAGAACTACAGTGTTTGCATTAATGCACTCTAGTGAAGGAAAAAATATAGACGCCGACACAATGGTGCGTAATTATATGCAACAGGTTGGTAAATATACCGATGGCGCGTTTAAGAGACGGGCCGAAGAGGCTAAACAGCCTCGGTCGTTGGCTTCAGTGATGAGGTCAACAGGGGTTCCGAAAGAAACACCCAAGAATTGGGACGATGCAAAGGCAGCGTCTCTTGCGTTTTTAAAAGCCATGAGAGGCTAACCTAGGAGGAAGAAGTGTCTGTAACAGCGCAAGCCGATATCAGCAGTCTATTGAAGACTAATTATCGTCCTGTATTTATCGATACGATTTATCAGGACACCATGTTGTTTGACCTGTTGAAGAAATACAACGGAGATGTCCGTGGTTCTTCAATTAACCATGCTGTGGAGCTTACACGTTCACACGGTGGTGGTGGTCGTAGTGCAGGAGCTTTTCTGCCAGTTGATTACCCAGAGAGCTTCCAGCAGTCTTCTGTTGAGTTGAGCCGGTGGTACTGGACGATTTCTGTAGACGGTTTTGCCGTTGACCTGTTTAAGCAGGGAGCAGGATCTTTCGTTGATTATCTCGACTTGCGTATGCGAAACGCTGTTCGTGATGCAACTAACCAGTTGAACCGAATCTCTCATGGAGACGGAACTGGTGTTCTTGCTTTGGTGAACGACACTGGGCTTAAGGCGATTGGCGCAACCGTTACTCTGAAGCATGTCAACGGATACACCTTTGGTGCATGTCAGTTCCTTGAAGAGGGAGACAGCATTGCGATTCTTGATGGCACTACAAATGCTGTTAAGGCTACCGGGCGAATCAAGGCTGCTTCTGGAACGGGTATTGATTGGGACAACCAGACAGTCAAGCTTGACGTTGGGTACACCGCTGCAGTTAATGACAAGATTGTCCTCGGTGATGCGTTTGGCAACAGCTTTGGGCAAGAGGCAAACGGTCTTCGTGGAATCGTGAAGAACAGTGGTACTGTTCAGGGCGTTTCTTGTGATGACTACGCTCGATGGCGTTCAATCATCATTGACAAGACTGCTGCCCCAGTTCCTTACGATTGGAATTATGTTACTCGAATCGTTTCTGGTTCGATGTACAAGGGTTCAAGCTCTCCTGCAAACTTGGTTCTTATGCTTCACCCAGCAATGTTGGAAGAGCATCAGCGACTTGTGGACCCCGACCTTCGTTATCAACCAACTGATTTTCAGTTGAACAAGGGTCTTGAAGTTCCAGTGTTCAGTGTTCTTGGTAAGAAGGTCCCAGTGCGTGACTCAGTTCACATGGGATACCAAGAGATTCTCTGTCTCAACACTGATGAGCTTGAGCGTCTTGAGTTGTCTCCAATGGATTGGGACGATACCGATGGAGCGATTGTTAAGAATCTTCAGGGTAAGGATGCTGTGTATGCCTTCCTGAAGTATTACTGGGCGGTTGCTGCGCGGTCTCTGAACCACTTCGCACGAGTTGACGGTATTCAGGTAGATACGGACTACGTTTCCGTTATCCACAAGACCATGTAATGATGATGGGGGCTTCGGCCCCCTGATTCTTTATGGAAAGGAGAAGGTAATATGCCTATTCTTGGGAGAAATGCAGGTACTGGCGACTTAAACCTTAAAGAGGGGAATATCGTTGGTCAGGGAGCGGCTGATACTGTCACTGGCAATAAGGCTGCGGTTAATACCACTGGAGGGTTTTTTCAGCGGTTTGCTTTTGACTTGGCAGCGCGAGCAAGTATTGAAGTTGATGAAGTCGGGGTGACAATAATTAACACTGGTGGTGGCGGCGACTCGGATATTGTTTTTTATGCAAACGCAACTCCGATTGCCACAGCCATTTTTAATTCTGCCTCGGTTGCTCTTACTGAGTTTACAACTAGAGATGGAAGCCTTGCGTGGGCAAGTGGTTACGAGAATCGTGCCGATAGAATTTTTTCTAAAGGCACAACTATTCAGGTTGGGTTTGGCGGTAACGCTCACACTAACGCTTCGTTTGCGACTTATGCAGTAACTAAAGAGGCTGGCGCAGGCCCAGCGTAAAGGAGAAGAGAAGATGGCAGGTACAGGACAAGGTATGCTTCAGCCTACCAAGTTAATTCAAAATGATGATTTTATGGAGAGCATTTGCCTTCCCGGCTATGTTTTTAACACAGTCAGCGGTGTTCCAGATACTGTGGACTTGTCGAACGGAAGTTCTGATATTTCGTCCAAAGTGATCTGGTCTGTTCCAGACGGCATGACCGTTCAGATTATGGACGCTGGCTTTACCCCTTCTTTTGCAACAACAATTGGGAGTGGTGATGGGGCCAAGATTAACATTGGGTTTTCTAACTCAACAGGTGGCTCGGCAGACCCTGATTATTTTATTGATGATCAGGTTATTCCAACTGGTTTGGCTTTAGGTGAGTCCTGCTCTGTTCTGAGAGGAAACTGGTCTTTTGCGCTTGACGGAGATGGAAACCCAAAAACTACTCTCACATCAGGAAACCAGTTGACACTTGCGGCAACAAAGCAATCTGCTGGTGGCGGTTCAACTGTTGGGACTCTCTGGGTTCGGTTGAAGTACGTTTCAAATGACGCACGAGCAATCTAATGCCTGAACTGGAACTTTTAAGGGTGGGGGACAGAACTCCCCCATCCGGCTTTGTTGCAGACTTGAAGGCGTTTGATCCAGACTTGAAGATCAAATGGTGCAATCAAGACGAGGCGTGGATCGTTTACCAAAGCGTGAAGCGCAATCGTCATTGCGGTGATTGGAACGGCAGTTCTCTCTACGAGGTTGCTAAGTACGATGCTCCAGTTCTTTGGGTTCAGGACATGAAAGAGCCTGATCGTCGTGTGTTGGCGCAGTTGTACAAGCAGCGAGCCTTAGACAACGAGCAACGTAAAGAACGTCTTGCTAGGCGCGTACAGGCGCAGAAGGTAGAGCAAGAGAAGCAACTTGACGTAAAGTTTGCTGGTGCCAAGGAAGGCATTGAGCGAGACGCTTACGAGCTTCGTAAAAGAGGGGTTGCCGGAACTATCGCACCGTTCTATGCTCCTAGTGGGGGATGGAACGCCAAGGAGTAGAAGATGCCAGCCGTAAGCTTGTCTACAATGAGGACCAGAGTTAGAAGGCGGCTTGAAGACACATCTTCTCTCAATCCTCATTGGCCAGACCAAGAAATCAATGATTACGTCAACGAGTCAATTCGAGACTTGTGGGACGAGATTTACACAAGAAACAGGTTTGTTCTGCCGGTGGCTACACTGTCAGACTACACATGGCCAGCAGATCAAGTGTCTGCAGACCTGACCAGTTTAGTTGGCCAGAAAGAGTTCGATGTGTTTCTGGTGTCTCAGTATTTAGACTCTGACAATACCTTTGATGCAGCAAACCCAACGAACTACCCGGTACCTCTCACAAGGTGCAACTACGAAGAGTTGTATCGCCAGAGTGCCTACTCATCCCGGTTCTATGATGACTTTCAGTTTAGCACTGACAATGGGGCAACCTACCAGTCTGGTGTGTTTAGAAGCTCAATCAGCAGGGGTTTGTTCCGTTGGGCGTTGCAGTCTAACGATACTGGCGATGCGATAAACCTACTTATGAGTCCCGTCCCATCCAATGCTTTGAGGCTTCGCATTCAAGTGATGAAGCCTTTCCCTGCAGTGGTGGCTGATGCGGATATTATTTTGGACAATGAGTTTGACCGTTTTGTTGATCTGATTGAGTACAACACAGTTTTGAAGGCTAAGGGCAGGAGTGATGAAAACACTGACCCCGTTGTCCAAGCATACCTCCGAAGACTTAGTTATCTCCATCAGTGGCTTGAGGCCAGATCACGAACCGGATATGCAAGGGTCGTGACGGATGGCTACTAGAGAAGCGTATATACCTTTTAACGGCCCTTTCAAGGGTGTGTCTGTGCTACCGGGCCGATTGGCTCAGGGAGGCTTTAGTCCGCTTGCTGTGAACTGTGACACGTCTCAGGGCATATTGAGAAGCAGGCCCGGATACAGGGCAATCAGCCAGAGGCCCAACCAGAGGGTCTTAGGCGTACACTCAACGAATGATTACGAAGGTCAAGCGCAAACACTTGCTGTGTATTTTGCGGCAAAAGTAAGCACAGAATGGGGATCGCTTCAGCTTAGAGTCCTAAGCAGTGATGGTTCAGAGCTTGCTTCTTTTAATATAAGCAACTTCCCTTATGATGTGGTGCCGGGACCGTATGAGTTCCCAGTCTTTGTTGATTACATGAGCAAAACATACATTTTGTTTCCGAAAGGAACAATGTATGAGTACGACACCAGAGCCCAAGACCTCAAAAAAGTCCGCTCCTCCGTTATAACTAGCAACGCGATCTTCCCATATTTTGAAGGCATACCTGATGGGAAGATTATGGAGGCCCACGGTCGAAGGTTATTTATGGCGGGGTTCACCGGAGACAAACCATTAAGTGTCACCGCAAACATTCCGTCAGATCAAAATTTAATCCCAGAGTCTGTCATTGACCAAAGCCGAGCAGCGGTTGTGTTGCCAATGAATGCAATAGTCTTTAGTGACTTTGATGACCCGACTGTTTGGAAGTCCACAAACATACTGGCCGCCCCAAAGGGTCAAAAGATTACTGGCCTTGCGTCTACCGAAAGTGAGTTACTTGTCTTTACCGAATCAACGGTCAACGTGGTTCGTGGATTTCAAGAGCAAGCCATGCAAATATCTACCGTCGCTCAGGGAGTAGGCTGCGTGAGCCATAGAACGATTGTGCATGGCCAAGGAATGACATGCTGGCTGTCCCATAATGGCTGGTATATGTACTCAGGCGGGAGAATGCAGAAGATATCGGACGACATTGGAGACATGTTTAGGCTAGAGGGATGGAGAGAGACTCCGATGAAGGAGCTTGGCCCTCTTGCCTCAGAGTTCCAGTTTCCCCTCTGCGTTTCAAAGTCTTCGCTGTGGCAATCTTGTGGAGGTTTTGACTACGCAAGAGGCGCGTTTATGTGGAGCATCCCGATGCTTGGCTTTAGGACGTGGATAAACCAAGGCGACGACTACAGTTCATTGCCAGCAAAATCAAACAATTTAACTCTTGTGTTCTATCCTGCTTCTGGAACATGGGACATGTGGGCTCCTGCAACCAACAGCAGCTTTTATCCAACGTGTTACACGTCAGTGCTAGAAGGCTCAAATCAATACCTCATGTTTGGCAATGAGGACGGGCAACTGTGCATATGGGGCGCAGATACTGTCGATAAGATTGCGGTTATGCAGCAAGACGACGGGGGAGGAGGTTTGCGTCCTGTGGAAGGCAAGGTTGTGGAGGAGAGAGACTCCAATGACTCAAGCGTAAAGTGGTTCTGGATGTCGCCGCGCCTTGAAGCTTCATCAAACCTTACAACTAGCGTTAGGACGTTGAGAGTTAGGCAAAGGGCAGTGGGGTACCAAGAGGACGCCGACAAGGTTCAGTTTTACCTAGAGACGGAGCGGGCGTTTGACCAGAGCAGCACAGCGTTGTCTGCAAAAGGATATCTGGACGGATCTCCAGACACAGGCCCTCCAAACCCAAAAACTCCAGAGCATTACTGGAATAAGGGGACATGGGGCAACTTTAATTGGGCCGGTAGGGATGTGTGGAAAGCCCGGTATGGAATTAAATCAGTTGTTACAGGGCATACCATACGTGTGGGGTTCAGTGAAACGCTGACATCCGACAAAGACTTCCTTGAGATCCACGGGTTTGACATTGAGTTGAACCCAAGGAGGGATATAACATGAAGTTTTTTAACTCTCCTTTTGCCGTAGGTAGCCAGTTCTTACAAGACCAACTCTACGTTACCCCAAATGATATGTATCAAAGGCTTTCAGGTAAGATGGAAGTTAGATCAAACGAGGGTATAGCCACAGTGTTGGCATCAATTGAACCGGGCCAAACCCTGCAGTTAGCTCCAGACACATGGACATACAACGGCACTTTGGTTATCGACAAAAGCTGCTCGATTGTAGGACACCCTCTTGGCACAAAAATAAAAAGAGGGGAGGGCTTAACGAGCGGCCCTCTGGTGTCTATTGAGGCAGACAATGTGATTTTAAAGAACATATACTTTGAAGACAACACAGACCTATCACCAATTCAATGTGTCAACACGTCTTCAGCAAACACATTTATAAGCGAATGCACATTCGTAACTTGGGCTAAAGCACTTGTAAACGACGGCGGCAATGGCTCTGTGTTTTCTTTTAACGTCGTGTCTGCCACGTCAGTCGGGGCTGACTTTAACCAGACCTCATCAGGACACAGGATAATTGGAAACTCTGTGACAATGACCCCAGACACTGGCACATCAATCGGGCTCGACAGTCAGGTCACGGCGACTGCGATAGTAGCAAACAACTGTAACGCTAAAATTACGTTTCATAACACTGGCCTTGCTCAGACGTTTGCAGCACCCGGAGGATCTAGCAATCATGTGTCTGGGAATGTGGCTGCGCTTACGGAGACAACATGAGTATACCTACACTTACAGATCCTGCGGCATCAATAACCAATGATGCTTCAGTGGTGGAGCAGAACGACCGAAACATTGCTGCGTCAATCAACAATCTAGAAAACACAACAAATGTTGTTCAATTTAAGGGCCTTCGAGTTTACGGGGGCACAGGGTTTCTGAGCCGAACCCCTCCCCTTGAAGGGAATTATCCAAACTACATTACGGGCAGAACGGTAAACTACTTTATATTTTGGAACCAACACCCAGACTCATCGGACGCGGCGTACCTTGATATGTCGGCCTATGCAATCCGAGGGAACGACTTTGTAGGGGAGCAGCCAGACACCGTAACTGTGACACTTCAAAAAAGCGCATCTGTTGCTGGAGTGTTTTCTAGTGTAGGCTCATTAACTCTAGACAGTGCAGATGCTGGCGGGCTGTCTCTTGTGAAAACGGTAGACCTGTCTGGAACAGCCTACAGCACCTCAACACCCTTCCATAGGGTAAAGGTTGAGGCCAGCAGTGTGGCAGATGACGGTAGCTTCGGATGGGGCAATAGCCCGGTGTTTGTGGTTGTTAATGTTCGCATGAAGTCTGCATCAGCGTAGGAGTAAGCTATGGGTAACCCAATTCTAAGAAGAATACGAAACAACACCTTTGGGAATGGGCCTGTGGTTCGAGCAAATGACGGCGCGTTGCTTGCTGAGTTGCAGGGGAATGCTGCAAAAAAGATAAACATCGCTCAGTACAACAGCTACCATGACATTACAGCAAAAGTTTCGTTTTTTGCGTCTGACGCACTTGATATTTCAGATGATGCTCAGGCCAGCACTCCTGCGGAGTCAGGAATTGTTTGGCTACATCGGGTTCCAAGAAAGAAAAATCTTGTAAGGTCATCAATGTATAACTTGCTCAATCAGCTATTGGTCCCTCAAGGTCTTGACGCAAATGTGAGATTGATGAAGAGCGATAAGTTTCCGGGAGACCCATCGTTTGATGTTGAGGAGATGGGCGAAGAAATTGACAAGTTTACAATTGATACAACGTCTGCTTCTGGCGACACAACTGTTGCCGTGGGCAATGGGTCTACTTCGACGGAAAACACATTATGCAGGGCGGGAGATTATTTGTTTCTGTATTCAACTTTCTCAATTCCAGAGGACAAAACGAAAGTTGATGACTTCACGCTGTTAATTAGATACGGGACTTTAAGCCTTCACCTTGTATTCAAGGAGGAACACGCATGAGCAATTTGCTAGACCTGTCAATCAATACAACAGCCCAAGCGTCAGAAGTTCTTTTAAATGACACAGCGACAAAGACATACCTTCAGACCGTGCAGCATAGAGATAAGGTTTCTCCATGGGCATTTTGGACAGAAACGTATTACTTGCCTTATGTCGGAAGAATGGAAGCTAGTGACACAAACATTAAACGCACAAAGCTCAACTGGATTAAAGGACGTGTGTTTGAGGATGGCCGTCGTTTTCTGGGAGGTGACATACATGTCACTCGCTCCTCAGGCCTTAACTCTAGCTTGGTCAATGACAACTTTGTTCAAGAGTCAACCAGTGGAGATAAAATGCTGGTTCACATGCAGAGGGTTTCATCTGATGGGCAGGGGAGGCTTTTAACCTCTAAACTCCTTAAAAATGGCCTTGGCGTTGTTAGTGAGCTTTCTCAGCATTACTCTGAGCAAGCCCAAAAGTTAGAAGATGCCGATAAGGTTCGCTTCTTGTGTTACCCAAGGTTATACTCAAATGAGCCCACCGTGAGAAACAATTCTTTGGAACTTCCGGTGGATTCAAACTATATTAACAATAGTGAATACTGGTATCTATTTTTTGAGCCACTCTCTGGAACCGTGCCCCCGACTGGAAAAGCCACAGATGTAGGCTGGTATGGAGTGACTGTTAACCTTAAGTTTGGCTCATTATTGGAGGCGTAAAAATGTCAGAGCAACCTGCGGAAACAATGCCCGGTCAAAACAATATGGCCGGTGGGCAGAACGGTTCTTACTACAACAACCAGATGCAAGGGTCTGCGGCGACAGGGACAACAATGGTGTCTCCGTTTTCAGCACAATTTACCGGCCAAGAGCAGTTTTTTGCTCCGGGGCTGCAGGGCACCCAAACAGGACTCAAGGCTGGATACGCAGGGCCGACTGCGTTTCAAAATCCGCAGGGCAACTTGTTTGGGCAAGCTCAAGGCATCTTAGACCAAGCGTACAGCCCACAAGCCGTTCAAGCTCAAAGAGATCTAATGCTTCAGAGCGCACGTCAAGCAAACCTGCAAGGCTTGCAGTCAACGCAAGGGCAATTGGCGCAGATGGGGCTCGGCACACTTGGCGGTCAAGCAGGGGCTCTTAGTGGTCAGTACGCTCAAGGTGCAATGAATGAGCAGCAAGCGCAGTTACAGGGGCAACAGATGGCCCAGATGGCGGCGCAGGGAGCCATAGCTGCGCAAACCGGAATGCAGCAGCTTCAGATGCAAGTAGGAGACGCAATCAGCCAAGCATACGGGACAGCGTATGATGTGGTAACGCAGACAGCACCAAGAGGCTACAAAATCAATGAGGCCCTTGAGGCGGATTTGGCAAACTACGCGAATCTGCTTGGGGCTGAAGTTCTTGCAGGTAAAATGTCTACAGCGCAAATGCAGATGCTGATGGCAACGTATCCAGACAAGTGGTCGCAGGAAACGGGACTGTCAAAATACCGCCGCCATGACATGAAGCAAGGGGTTCCGACAACAGAAAAGGCTTATGTGAGTGAAAAGAACATGGGAGGCACGCAAGACGACGTGTTTTATAACCTATAGCCCTAAAGCGGAACTCAGCAAGCGGAACCAAAACAAAGGAGAGTGATTATGGCATCTGTAAGACGACCAACAAGAATGATTGATAGCGGCGTCCAGCCCCAGAGAAGCGTTGGTGATGTGCTGCTAGAGGAGGCCGGTCGGGCTGGCATTGGACTTGTGGGAGGCGTTGCTCAGGCAGCACTCCAGCCACTGGTCACTTCTTTAGGTGCTGAAGGGTCAATTGGACGACAGTTTGTTTCTCCAGAGATTCGAGAGATGAAGCGGCAGGAAGCAGAGTCTATGTCTGCCGCAAGGGTTGCTCCGTATTACCAAGCGCAGCAAGGCACAGAGCAGCGGAGAATGCAGGAGGCTGGCCAAACACAAAGGGCTGCAATGGGCATTGAGGGCACAATGGAGCAGAAGCAACTAGGAGAAGGCTCTGACATTCTGCAATTGGGCATGAAGTTGCGAGCGCAAATGGAAGACACCGATAAGCAGTTGCAATTTAAGCAGTGGCTTGCTCGATTTAAGAGGACTGGGGCTGCAAAGAAGAACGGAAGACTACAGACTTTGCTAAAAGTAAGAAAAACCTTGTTTGATGCGGAGGGGTACAATCCAGATGTAATTGGGGGCCTTGATGCTCAGATTTTGCAAGTTATTGGAAATGACCCTGTTCTTGCAAAAGAAGCAGGTAAGACACCGCTTCAAGCAACGCCGAAGTCTGAGGCCTATATAAGAAAAGAAGAGGTCAAAGCAAAGGGTTCGTTTGACAGAGCAGTCAAGCTAAAAAACATGGAAAGGGATATTCAAGAAGCAAAGGCAAACGCAAAAGGAAACGCATTTGCGGAAGCGCAGTTAGAGCAAGCAAACGCAATAAATAAACAGCTTATTGAAGTTGAAAGAACTGAGGCGGGAAGGTTTGATTCGAGAGCACAGAAGGCTCAATTTGAAAGAAGAAAACAATTAAGAATTGAAGAGCTTGAAGCGCAAAGAGATGCAGCTTTTGGGGCCGCCCAAAACGAAGTTGCAGTTCCTCAAGACGGAGCGGTTCAGTCGCAGGAGCCAATTTCTACTTCACCTAAAGACAATTCTGCTGCAGGTATGAAAGCCCGAATGCAAGCTCAACAAGCGCAATAAGAGGTTGCTGTGGCAAATACTCCAAGTGAAGATGTTCTTAAGTATGCCCGAGAAGTAGAGGGTAAAGAGTGGAGCGCAGAGCAAGGCTCTTTTGTGCCAGCTCAGAGCGCAAAACCGTCTCAAGATGTTCTTGACTATGCAAGAGACGTGGAAGGCAAAGAGTGGGTTGAGGAGGATGGAGAGTTTCAGCCAGTTCAGCAGACACAGCAGCCAGAGCCTACCTTAGACGAACGCCCAGTATCTGCTTTGCAGTTAGACGAGGGAATGTTTGAGAGATCAGTTGGTTATTTGGAGGGAATAGCGGACGGCATTGACCCCGAGGTTATTGCATTTGCGGCTGAAGCAGAGAACAAAAAGTACGACGGCCAGCGCAAAATGTTTGTCCCTAATTACATCGACAGTCTTACAGCAGAAGACATGGAGGGCATGAAAGACGTAAGGGATGCTCGGCCTAGCACAGAGGCTCTTCGCAAAATGGTGTTTTTTGCTGAAAGCTCTTTAGACCTGAAGGAAGCCACCCCTAATTATTTCAATAGATATAAAGATATGTGGTCTCAGGTTGAGCTTACGCCAGAAAGGATTCAAGGCGCGATTGACTCAGCTGAAAGAAACCTTGAGAGAGCGGATGCTGCAGTTATAGCAACGGCAAAAAGGGATGAGGACATTCCGCAAGAATTTAGAATGTACGCGGCGGCGTTTGATGATACTGCTCTTGACCCCACTAGCCCCGCTATTTTAGATACATCTGCTGGAAAGACGATGAGGAACAATGTGGGAGAAGCCCTTTCTCATGAGATACTCATTGATCATCTTCGCAAAGCGAAAGAGGAAGGATACTCAGATGCTGGTGAGTTTCAATTTGAAAACCTACGGTCTCGATTTACAAACCTTGACCAAAAGTTGATACGCGAGATGACTGTCCAGCAGTTTGTTGAGGGGTCTGGAAAGCAGCAGATAAAAGAGTTGGTGGAGAATAGGTCTTGGGCGGACTTGCTTGAGGTGGATGATGAGGGAAGAGAGCCTACTGCGTTTGAATATGCTGGTGGCGTAGCACAAATACCATTCCGCATGATGGCAAATGTTCCGCGTCAAATGATTGAATATGCTGGACTCTTACCTATCGTCGCAAAATCTGTTGTCGTAGACCCAATTACTGGCGCATACAAAGACCTCAAAGGAATTGGAGAAGACATAGGAGGCGCAGCATTTGAAGCCTTCAAAGACCCATATCAAGGCCGTGAGCAAATTGATCTTGTTCCAGCCGACGATCCTGCTCTAAAAATAGGCGTCAAGCCAGAAGACCTTTTGGTAGAGGACGTTCTAGCGAAAACTGATCCAACGGAAACGTCTGAATTTGCTAAAGAAGTGCAAGACATTGGAGAGGGAGCAACCATGATGGTCGCTGGCCTGATTGGTGCTGGTGGCGAACTGTTAGACACAGTTGGGGGAATGGCAACTGGCGACGAAAAAGCATACAAAACATTTGTAAATTTTGGCATTGAAAGACCGTTAGACTTAGGTGCTATAGCAGCAATACCTTTGACTGGCGCAAGAGCGGCCACAGCGAGTGCCATAACAAGATCTAGAGCGCAAGCTGCACAATCGGCTGCAGCGTATGACCGAGCGGCAGTCACAGCATCTCAGCGCGGAGGAAGGCTAACTAGAACGCAGCCTGTAACAGCAGAGGCGCAAGCGGCAGCAACAGAGGAGGCAGCAAGAACTGCTGGCAGGGTAGAGGCCCCAGCCACATTAAGTGAAAAAGCTTACAACCTGCTTAACAGAGGTGTGTCAAAAGAAGCTCTTGAAGAAGCAGCAACAGCTACGCCCAAGGATGCGACACTAAACTCTTTATACAAAAAAGCGGTTGCTGACCAAATTAAAGTAAAAGCACTTGAGCAAAAGTATCAATTTCAAACCAACGCCATTAAGTATGCAGACCCAGCATCATGGGCTATTGAAAGCGTAGTTAAAACAACAACAGCTATATCGCCACAGCTTATGAACCAGTTTAGAAGGCGATCCGATTTGCTTTCAGAGACAAAGGTTTACGCGCCAGACACAGGTGAGTCAATATCGGTTCTTGATATTGTGGCTAGAACCAACGGAGAACTAGCAGAAAGAATCTTGCAAAATGATCGAATGGGCAACGCAATTCCAGAAGAAGCGTTGCGCGAAGTTGATGATATTTTGCGCGAAAGCCCTGAGCTGTCTGGAGTTGACGCCTATATCATTCTTTCTGATGACACCCATGTAAGCTTGCCGCAAGTTCCAAAAGAGCCAGAGCTTAATGATATTTTTGGCCGTGAATTGTCGAAGCAAGAGCAAGACAATCTTATTGCTCAACCAGAAAAGATTCAGCAGCAAGTGAGGGAAAATGGCAATAAAGCTAAAAGCAACATAGACAAAGCCATAAACAACAAGCTGAACCAGCAAAAAGAACTTGGATTGTTGGCTGGGGAGGCCGCTCATCTCCACAGCATGATGGATTATGCAGACTTCTTGAGAGGTATCAGAGACCTTCCAACAACGTATCAAGGAATGCAAGCGGCAGACAGAGCCTCTTTGAAGCAATCATTTGTGCAGAGACGGCAAGCGTCAACGTCTAGAGCGGATGTCAAAGACACTCTTATGAGAATGGTCAAAAGCCCAAAAGGAATGCCCAAAGAAGACGTTGTTTTGCTAAAGCAGATTATCAGCGAACTGTCAGATGTAAGCCATGAATGGGGAGCCAGAAGAGGCATAAACTTAATTGATGAAGCTGCAGATACGTTTGATGCGGTAAACCAGAGTGTTGACTTGCTGGCTAACAAGCTGACAGGAAAAAAGAAAAAAGCTGTAAAGAAGCTAATAAAAAAAGCAAGAAAAGCGGACAAGCAGATACTAGACATTGATAAGTTTTCAGTGGATGTGCTTGATCGCTACTATAGGTCAGAGCTACTAGACGCCACCGATGCGTCTTTGTTTGGAACGGCAAGCGGAGAGCTTAGGCAGCTATCGCAAGACATCCCTATGACTGTTGAGCAGAGAGCACTCATAAACGAGGCTGTTGACCAATACGAGGCTGGCGTTGCTCGGTTTAAGGCAGCGGAAGATTCAAGACGCACGAAAAGAATTAAGAAGAAAGAGAGAAAGCGTCAGACCAAAAAAGTCAAAGAAGAAGCTCGCGCCGTCAGAGAAGAACTTCAGACAGGAAAGCAGCAAGCGGATGTAGAGTACCAAGCCTTTTCTGATGAGGTGCGGCAAGAATTGGGTGCAGTAAAAGCCGAGATTGTTGACGCAATAAAAACATTAGATGAGCGTCAGCAGCAGATCAGAAGCATGAAAGCAACGAGGCTAGAGAGAGCGCAAGCCATGAAGACTATCGAGCAAGCTCGTAAGTCAGGCGGCGGCGGGAATCTTATTGTCCCATCTCTAATGCTGAAGAATGGCATGGTGCCAAAGGCTGTCCCAGCAAAACACATATCACTAGCTCAAGCCGTGTCTCTTATGGACAACCTTGACGACAACACAAAGGCCCTTCAGGCTCAGGCGTTCAAGATGAACGGCTTGGATGTGGCAAGAGTTGGGGAGCTTGGGCCAGATGCTCTCAATTACTTGCGATGGGTGGACGAAAACTACGGCAGTGCAGCATCAATGTCAGATGCAGTCGTGACATACTCGGCCCGACCTTTGTTTACAGCAGAGGATGTGGTGATCACTGAGCTAAAGGGAAAAGCAAAAAGAACTACCAACGAAAAAATCACCGCAATATCAGACAGAGCAGACCTTCAACTGGGCGGCCCTGCTGGAAGTGCGATAAAAAGATATGACTCTCTAAAGAAGCAAGGCTTGCCAATACCAAAACAGTTGCAAAAAGACGTAGATGCAATCGTCATGACAGCGGCATCTGACATACGGACAGAGGTGTTTAGAACTACCGGGCAAGCAATCAATGAGGGACTGTTAAATCCAGAAATTGCAAAGCTTCGCATCGCCACATACTTCCCAGACCTTTACCAGCAGTTTGAAGAATCAATGCGTTATTCAATAGATGACGCTATTGAGTTGGGCATTGGAGACGAGTTTAGACCAATTATCAACAGGCAGATTGATGAGTACAAGCTTTACGGCAACAACTTCCGATACAGCAAGCACAAATTAAAGAGCCTTGAAGAGAAAAGGGATATGGGTTTAATTGATGACCCGGCTGCTGTTTTTGTGGTGGGAATGAATCGCATCCAAAACGACATCATTACAGCAAGAATGTATCGTCAGTTAAGAGAGTCAACATTTGCAGAGGGGCCATACAAGGGCATGAAGATGGCCATGACCGAGGCAGAGTTAAAAGCACTCCCAAGGGAGCAGCTTGAAGCGATGACTGGTGGTGCTTTCCCTCAGTGGAAAAAGATCCCCGGAAAAGAAGTTGAAGTCATTGACCCGACTTCTGGATACAGGAAAAAGAACACCAAGAGACTGACTCAAAACTTTGGGGAACTCGGTGGCGTGTATGTGCCTACCGCCTTGTATGATGACCTCGTTCAAATTCCACAGACTACAAACAGGGCACTGCACATCTACAGGAAATTGCTATCTGGTTGGAAAGTTGGGAAAACCTCTTACAATCCTGTGACGCAGACAAGAAACCATGTGTCAAACTGGTTTGTGGCAGACATGAACGGAATGCTTCAGTCGCCAACGGCTTGGCGCGTTATGAACCAAGACGATATCGTAAGGCAAGCATATACTCACCAAGGCGAATTGGCTGAGGAGGCTATTGCTGCGGGCCTGTTTGGCAGTTCAATGGCAGAGATCGAGCTGCAGGGGGCCTTGGGCCGAAGAATGGGAATGCCATCAAACCTTAAAACAGTTCTTCGTAAGATAGAGAGAGACAAGACTAGTGGCGTAGAATCTGCCTTTGAGGTTGCTGGAAGCCTTTTGGAGCCCAACCGATCAACACTAAAGATGCTAAAAGATGGCCTTGTGAAAGCAGACGCCTTTGCGACTCAGCAATACAGATTTGGTGACGAGTTTTACAAGCTGTGGCGGTATGGCCAGATTCGTTCTTTGCAAAAAAAGTTCCTTAAAACAAATAATCTTTCCAAAGAAATGATTAGGGCTTTTGGTGGCCAAGAGGAAGCACTGCGTATCTTAAATATAGCAGACCCGATTCTTGCAAAGAGAGCGGCTGTTGAGCGCACGTTTGCCGACGGGTTCTTGGATTACTCAAGAGTGTCTGCTGCGGTGAACTGGGCAAGAAAGGGGTGGTCTCCATTCGTTACATTTTCAGCCGAAATGCTTCCAAAGTTTATTGAGAGGCAAAGGCAGTACCCCATCAAAGCACTGCTTTACAGAGAGATGTTTAGAAATCTGAACAACTACACTGAAAGGTTAGATGGGTCGCCTACGCTAGGAGACCTTGAAGAGATCTCTATTTCAGAGGCTTTGCTGCCAGAATACATGAGAGGCAAGAGTGTTTATGGTGGGCAGAAGGTTATCAAAACCGCAAGGGGAGATGTTCTTGAGCATCAGTTCTGGGACGTTGGCCCGTACACGTTAATTGGCGGCTTCCAGACTGCGCTTGAAGAAGAGTCTTCAATCCTCGATGGGTATTTTGAGGGGGCAAAGCAAATGTTCCCACAGTTAGAACTTGCCATGCCAAAAGAGCCTATTACAGATGTGTTGGGCCGAGCAATCTTAAACAGAAACGAGTGGTCAAATCACTCAGGGCAGCTATTCAGAGAGGATGCAACTATCGGGGAGCGAACTGCAGCAAGGCTGGAATTAGCTGCAAACAAGCTGTTACCCTCTCTTGCTGGCAGAGCTTTGAACAAAATCTACTCAGCAGCAACTGGGCAGCCGTATGGTTCTAGGGGCAAGATGATGAATGTTGACGAGGCTTTGGCAGACGCTCTAGTCGGGATAAGATCTGCCTCAAGAAGCCCTCTAAACCTAGAGATTGGCCTTGAAAACAAAGCAAAAAAAGCTGAAATGGTGCAGACGCCAGATGACAAATACATGTTAATGTACAATCCAGAAGAATGGTCAGAGAAGGCAACCGAACGCGGCAGTAGGGTTCAGCAGCTATTTGAAATGAGACAAGCCAACGCAGACAAGCTATTGCTGCAGCAACTTGAAAGAAACAGAAAGATTGACCGAGGCCTCAAAGCCATGGAGTCAATGATGAGAGCTTTTGAATGACATACAAATTCCTGATGAAGAAGGGCAGCAAAGGCCAAGAAGTAAAACGGATGCAAGCCTCCCTCGGGATTGATGCTGACGGCATATTTGGCTCCAACACCAAGAGAGCAGTAGAAGCTTTCCAAAAGGCCAAGGGTCTGGACATGGATGGCATTGCTGGGCCAGATACACTTTCCATCATGGGCATCCCGGTACATCTTGGGATAGATGTCTCCACATGGAACTCAAAAGTCGATTGGAAGAAGGTCGGACAAGATGGTGTCAAATTCGCGTTTGTGAAGATGACGGAGGGAAGGACATACATATCTAGGCGCAAGAGCGAAATTGATGAAGCCAGATGCGTAGGATTGGCTGTTGGAGCATATCACTTTGGTAGGCCAGACACGGACACAGGTATTCACGATGCTGTTGCAGAGGCTCACCACTTTCTGGAGAACTATGAACCGGGCGTGAATGACATGAGACCCATCATTGATATGGAGAAAGGTATGAAAACCGATGACTCCTACAATGCTGAGTGGGCTTTGACGTACTGCGACGAAATAGAGAAGGCTTTGGGAAAGCGACCTATCATATATACTGCTCGGTGGTACGTTCAGAGCTACTTTGCCAACGCAAGCAAAGACCTTCTAGACAGGCTTTCCAAGGAAGATCTCTGGTGGGCTGAGTACAGTGACCAGCAAACAAAGAAGCTGACCCCTTGGGACGAGTGGCTGATGTGGCAATTCTCAGGCAGTGGCTCCATCTCGGGAGTAACTGGTGATTGTGATGTCAATTGGTGTGCCGGGGGAAGGTTTGGAGACCTTTTCTAGGCTGATGCCACATACACTTCAATGTCTACCGCTGCAGTGTCTGCCGAGGCTTCGATTGCAGTGATCTCCGACCATGAAGCTGGGGCCGCTCCAGTGTCTGTGCTCAAGTAGTACCCGGGACTCAACACAAACGTCTGGCCTGCTGCCAAGCGAACAGCAATCTCCGCACTAGCCGCATTGACCAGCCGAATCGCAACATAGTTTGCATTGTCTAGATTGGTGATCCTCAGATACTTGGTGTCACTTCGTGTCCACTCTCCACCCCGTGGAGTTCGAGAGCCAAGCGTACCAAGAACGGTATAGTCTCCCGTCGCCACAGTGTAAATCCGTCGAGAGATC